TTCCGACGCAACGCACGCCTGCAGCCGGCCGATCGCGACCGGTGGATCTCGCACATGCCGACCTTCCAGTTCCAGCGGTACCTGCATCACACCACGCAGCAGGACAAGACCGACGACCTGCTCAACCATTGGAACAAGAACCTAGGTCCATCGCGGCGAGTCCGGCGGGGCTGAAGCGACATGCCTCTTGAGGATTCCGTGTCTGCTCGTCAGACGGCGGTCGATGCTTTGCGGATCGGTTACGCCGACCCGCCGTACCCCGGCCAGTCCGAGAAGCACTACAAGGACCACCCGGACTATGCGGGCGAGGTCAATCACCACTCGCTGATCCAGGCGCTAGAGCACATGTGCGACGGGTGGGTGCTGCACACCCACGTCCCTGGCCTGCGACTCATGGAGCGCGAGGGCTGGCTTCCCGAGGATGTGCGGATCGCGGCGTGGTGCAAGCCGTTCGCCGCGTTCAAGCGCAACGTCCCGGTCGCCTACGCTTGGGAGCCGGTGATCGTCAGGGCTGCACGCAAGCCCCGTGTCGGCGGGCTCGTGAAGCCTCTGCGCGACTTCATCATGGAGCCGATCACGCTCAAGCGCGGGCTTGCCGGAGCGAAGCCCGAGAAGGTCTGCTGGTGGGCGTTCGAGATGGCCGGATGTCGCCCGGAGGACCAGTTGGTCGACATGTACCCGGGCACCGGGGCGGTCACGAGGGCGTGGGAGTCGTGGTGCTCGACGATGCCGCAGGACGCGATGGAGGTCGCGGCATGACTGTCGCTGAGAGTGAGGAGCGACCGTGAGCGAGATCGACCACTACATGGAGAAGCGCTCGAGGCTGGCCGGAGAGGTCAAGCAGTGGAAGGCCAACCACGACCAGCAGGTCGAGCTCAAGCGCAAGGCGGATGCTCGAGCGAATCGTTACCGCGAGTTGCTTCTCAGGACGATCGATGAGCTGCAGGCGACAGCTGGCCGCCTGACGGCTGGGAGTCCTAGCGAGGTGGCGGCGCATCTCTGTGGTGTCGCTGACACGCTCAGGACCGGGCTCTCGAACACGAGTGAGGAGCATTGACGTGGGGCGCTCTCACGACATCCAGTGCGAGAAGTGCGCGACATGGTTCAGCCCCTTCGACTTCGCGACCTGTCCGTGTGGCCGCACGTACGGGTCTGTGGCGGCGGAGGACATCGCCGCCGAGTGTGCCCGCTACCGCGAGACGCTGGAGGAGATCTCTGACACGTTTCCCGGACCGCTAGAGATCGCGGGAAACCTCGCTCGGGCGGCTCTCTCGGAGGAGCGGCCGTGATCGATTACGGCGTAGGAACGCTCCGTCGCCTTCACGAGGTCGAGGCCGAGCGTGATCGCTACCGCGAGGCGCTGGAGAGTATCCGTGACCACGGCGAGACGCCTGAGCTGCCTTGCCACGCGGTCTTCGCAGGTGACTGCGCGGACGTGATGCGCGAGACAGCGAGTGCCGCCCTCTCAAGGAAGGCTGACTGATGTCTCGCGAGATCCACTACACATTCGTGCTCAAGCTCAACCACGAGGACGAGTGCTGGGAGGCGGCGTTCGAGGACGGCTTGGAGCACATCCTTGAGACGACGGGCTACATCGAGGACGGCGAGCCCGACACAGTCTTCGAGGTCGATCTACAGCGCAAGGTGGTGAACGGCTGATGTCTTCAGCGCAAGCCGACAAGCTCCACGAGCTGGCCGCAGCATTAGTCGAGAAGCGCGGCGGTACGCCACGCATCATGCAACTCCCCGGAGAGGACCGCTGGGAAGTCTGCGCAATCGAGCCTCACCCTGAGGGCCCGACGTGCCTGGCCTCGTGGGTGGTTCACAGTGACGGATCAAGCGCGCTGCTGCAGCCGGGCACCCGCGTGCGTCACCGCCGTCACCCTGAGCTGACAGGCCACGTCAGCCGCATCGAGCGCCAGCGTGACGGCAACCCTTCGAGCATCCCCTACCGCATGAGCTGGGATGACGACGGACGAGCGTGCGATCTGCTCGGCTGGTTCTACATCTACGCCACCGACCACGGGATAGAGGCGATCGATGCCGCTTCCTGAACGAGACGGCTCTGATGCGCAGCAGGCGGTCCATGAGGCGCTGCGGCTGTACCTCGGCGATGACGAGCTCGCGGTTGGCTGGTGCCTCACGATCGACGTCGCTGGGCCTGACGACACGCGGTACTTGGCGCATAGGGCTGGTGGTGGCCATGACGGGACGAACTCTCCGATGATCTGGACCGCCTTGGGGATGATGCGTGCGAGCTGCCAGGTCGCGGAGGAGCAGCTTCGCGAGTCCACCACGGACACAGAGGACGACGACTGATGCAGCCAACGACAAGCGAGATCCTCGAGATTCACGAGCGTCTCGCGAACGGAGACAGTGTTCCGAACGACGAGGCGGGAAGGGTGCTTGCGGTCGTTCGGTGGATGAACGGACTTGGGCCTGACCCAACCAGTCCGCGCGGGAAGGTCGCCTACGCCGAGGTCGTGGTCGCGATGGAAGGTGGAGACTGATGGCCTTCACCAAGACCTACCTCGTCTACTGGCGTGAGACGATCGGGTGGAAGGTCCCTGTCGAAGCGACCTCGATGCGTGAGGCCGTCCAGCATGTTCGAGAGGGTGGTTCTCGCGACATCGCTGAGGTGATCGACACGACCGAGGACGCCTTCCACGTCGAGGAGCGTGACGGGCGATGAGTTCCACCAAGCCCAGACACGGCTGTTGGCGCATGGGCGGGCTGGAGCTGTTTCGTATCCACCCTGACTTGGACGTGGCGAGCATCGACCTCCTGCGCAGTCGTGGTTTGCGAGTGGTGCAGCTCGGTCGTTGGCGTCTGTCGTACGCCCCTCGCGACCATTGGAGCAGGAACCTGTGACGCCTTCCATCGAGCCCAGAACCGGACGTGCCCGGGTGTACGTTGGGCCGGTGCCTGAGCGTGGCTGGGGCCATCCCGGATACCGAGGCGAGATCGAGCTTGACGGTGCGTGGATTCACATGGGCTTGGACTGCGAGTTCCTCGCGATTGACGAGGACGCCGGTACGCACGAGTGGGAGCCGTTGTACGAGCCGACGTCGATTCCTGCAGCAGCAGTCGACTCGATTGCGTGGGAGAACCGATGACCCAGCCCCAGCAAACCGACGACCGCAGCATGGGCGAGTGGGTCTACTGCGCCCAGCACCTACGCCCCCACTCAACGGGCTGGTGCACGGTCAGTGTCCGCGACAAGACGCCCCTAGAAGCCATCGACCGCGAGGCGGCCTATGAGGAATGTCGGCGCCGTGGGCTGCGAATCGAGGGCGAATGAGCCTGCATCGACGCAACATCGTGCTTATCGCTCGCGTCATCGACGCAATGACTCAGGAGGACTTGGGCGAATACAAGACGGTGCAGCAAGTCGAGTGCGACGAGCACGACACGCCGCAGCAGGCGGTCGAGTACGCGCTGGAGATCTGCGATGCCGTCGAGGACTGGAAGCGCATCGGATGACCCATCTGAGCCGTAGCGAGTCCCAGATCCCAAGACCGAGCGACCTTCGAGAGCGGCTGATCGCGCTGCGCTGGTGGTGGAGGGGGTTCCGCTATCGGGTGTGGTCGCGGCTGCTGCACCGCTTCAGCCTCCACCACACGCGGACATACGGGCCGCTAGAGCCCGATGGTGGCTACCTCGAACGCTGCGAGTGGTGCGGGCTGCACCGTTCTTGGGGCCGCAAGGGCGACCTGCGATGAGTCGGGACCGCAGCGTTCACGTTGTGCCGACCAGCGACCTAGTGGCGCACGACACCGAAGGGGACTGCGTCTGCGGCCCCGACACGGAGCTTGTCACGTCCGAGGATGGGGACGGGTGGATCGTCGTGCACCACTCGCTCGACGGGCGCGAGGCAATCGAGGACCGCAACGTCCAGGAGTTGCGCGACTACATGGAGAGCGAATGATCGGGCTCAGCGGCAACCTGCACATCCGGGCGGGCGGGCTGGTCGACGAACTGATCCAGGAGGTAGCAATGCAAAGTGAGATTTCGAGAACCGAACGGAGGAGCTGATGGGCGACCGAGGCAACATCGTCATCCGCGAGGAACCGTCCTGGCTCAAGCCGGAGATCGGCTCACACGAGGCAGTCTTCCTCTACGGGCACTGGTCTGGCCACGACCTGCCCGAGATCGTCCGCACTGGCCTGACGCGGGGCCGTGAGCGTTGGACTGACGGTCAGTACCTCGCGCGGATCATGTTCGAGGAGCTGGTCGGCTCCGCGCGCGGCGGGGCGACCGGCTTCGGGATCGCTTCACGCTTGCACGACAACGAGTACGACTTGCTCGTGCTCCTGCCGGGCGCCCAGGCTCTTGCGCGGATCACGGAGAAGGCGTACGCCGAGCATGGATTTGCCGCGCTCGACGACGCCCCGACAATCTCGTTCGAGGACTACACCGCCGCGTCCGAGCGCACCTGGGACAACCTCACGGAGGCAGAGAGTGCCGCTCCCCGATAGAACGAACGGCCGGCGACCACCCCTTGAGGGCATCGAGAACGTCAACGTCCAGACGGTGAGTCCCGACGGGATCAAGGTCTACGCGGCCCCGCAGTACATGGTGTTCATCGAGCGCATGTGGCACGGCGACTACCAGCAGGTTCCGGTCGACCCGGAGAACATCCCCAAGCTCATCGAGGCGCTGCAGCAGGCCATGCCGCGAGCGAACGCCGATGATGTGCTCTACGTGGAGGAGACGCCCGGTGTCTGACAGTGGCGGCACTCTCCGCCTGGCGATCATGGACGTGCTCGACGAGGCTGGCGATCGGTCGATCGAGGGGCACTTCGACGCTATGGAGTGCGAGCGAGCGGCCGACGCGATCTTGGGGTTGATGCAGGACGCACTGCTGAGCGACGAGGCACTCCGAGCGATGGTGCGTAAGCGAGTCGGCTGGTTGCCCGCCGAGCAACGCACGGAGGCCCGTCTTGAAGGCGAGATGAACGCCTCGCGCAAGCAGATGCGGGCGGCGATTGAGGCTGCTTCGACCTGGGAGCCCACCGATGGCTGAACTTCGAGAGAAGATCGCGCACGACATCGCTGCGTTGATGGAGAACCACCACGGCACGCTGCATGGGATTGGGGATAGCGCGCGGGAGGCCGCAGACTTGGCCCTAGCGATCATCGAGGACGCGCTGCTGCGCGACGCGGCGCTTGACGCGATGCGTGCCATCCCGAATCGCAGTGTGGCCGTGCACCATCGCAGGATGGTCGCTGCGATCAAGGCCGCTTCGACCGGGGAGCGGCCGTGAGGGTCGAGCGAGAGTCCACCGTCGAGCGCCTTGGGCGCTTGCTACGCGAGCAGGATGCCGAGAACGAGCGGCTGCGGGGGGCACTGCTCGCTGTTGCTGACGAGGAGCAGACCGGCTCGTGGCCTCTCGCCGCGCAGGTCGCTCGTGACGCCTTGAATGGGACGGAGGCGTAGATGTCCAGCGGCGTGCCTACACCGCGGTGGCTGACGAGCGACTGGGACGGACCGATCCTGCTCGCCGCTACCAAGGGTGTTGCTCTCGTCGAGGCCCGCGACTACCACTCGTTCGATCACGTCCTCGACGTGGAGTTCGCGGGATGGATGCACGACGTCGGTTGGGACCGCGAGACATACGAGTCGAAGCGGGAGTTCGAGGAGGAGTCTGGCTACACGGGCTGGTGGGCGAATGGCAGTGCGCCGGTTGATCGGCTCGTCACGGAGACCGCGATGCCCGGCTGGACGGCCGTTCTCTGCGATGGGTGCGTGCTGTGCGACGAGGACGAGACGGACGAGTTCACTGGAGCTGGGTGTTGCCCTGAGGAGGACGGCTACCTGCGCGCGCAAGCGGCGTCTCGTGATGCCAAGAGCCGAGAGCGACTGTGATCGGCCCGCTGACCATCGGCATCGAGAGCGAGCCGCGGCGTGAGGTCCAGGTCGTCGTCTACGACAACGTCAAGGCGCTGCGTGCAGCGGCCACGCGGTACGACAACCTGACGGCCAGCCGAAAGCGCCGCCAACGCGGGCTTCACGCCGACACACTCGGAATCTGCCACCGCTTCGAGCTGGAGGCCCACGGCGAGCAGCTCCCGCTGTGCGCAATCGTGAGGCTCGCCAAGCCGCACCTCGGCGTCGGCATGATCAGCCACGAGATGGCACATGCCGCGCTCCAGGTCTGGATGCTCGACCATCCCGACGAGCGTCTGACGGATTCCAACGACGAGCCCTACGCCTGGGTGCTCGGCGAGCTGGTGCGTCGGACGGTCAATTGGCTGCACGATCGCGGCGTCTACGACCAGCTCGAGGGCGAGGACGCATGACTTCGTCGCGCAGCGACTTCGGCGAGAGCAAGCTCAAGAACCGGGTCTATCGCAAGGTGTTTGGGCGCTGGCCTGATGAGGTCGTGACTCGTCGCCTCACGGAGGCGACCTGGGACCCCAGCAACGTCAACGCGATCATGCGTGGCATCTACGAGCAGGCCGGACAGCCGGTGCCTGCGGAGTACTTGGACGACAGGCCACGGAGGATCTAGCGATGAGTTCTCGTCGAGAGATCCACCTTCGTGCTCACGACGCGGACACGGAGCGCATCCGGCTGACGGTCTGCGAGGTCTGCGGCGATGTCGATGGGCTTTGCGAGGACACCTATCACGACCCGGCCGTGGACCTCGTGCTCTGCCAGGATTGGCTACTCGCTCAGATCCACGAGCCGCAGGAGACGTGATGGCTTCGAGGCTTCCCAGCAAGCGCGGGTCGGTCAGCGGACACGGCAAGCCGACCGTGGAGGAGGTCAACGCGGCCATGGTAGCGAAGCAATTCAGAATCGTGCCGGTCGAGGGGGAGTCCCACGAGGGCCGCCAGTGGGGCTACGAGATCCACGACGAATACGACCACGTTGTGGCGACTTGCTCCACCGGCGGCACCGGCGCATGCTGGAACATCGACTTCTATCCGGAGGAGCAGGAAGCGGAGTCGGTCCATGTTTGCGAGCTAGACGACCTGATCGACATGCTGGTGACGCTGCGCGATTCCAAGGCCCATGCCGACCACGTGGCTCGTTGGGAATGACTCAGTCGTCTCGGGCTGGCTCGAGCTGCCACGGATCAGGCACGACCTCCCACCGCGGCCGCGGGTACGTCTCGTTGACCCACGTCCAGAATCCGAGGACGGATGGGAGGTCTATCGTTTTGCGGGTGCTGTTGGTGATGATCCAGGGCTGGTCTGGGTCGTATTCGTGGAGCGTGAACGAGATGATGGGCACGAGCACATGATGAGCCCCCATGCGGAGCAGAAGATCCTTGATGTCTTGGCGACTGATCGCCGCTGGATGAGGGCATCCGAGCTCGTCGATGCGACCGGCGTTAGCTACGCAAGCGTCGCCAAGATCGTTCATCGCCTGTCCCAGGTCGGGATCATCGAACGCCGTAAGGAGACGGTGTCGGCTGAGGCGTGGCCGAAGAAACCAGCGTGGGAGTACCGTCTGGCGGATCCAGCGATGACCGGCCCATCTCGAGGGGAGCCGGTGTTCTCGGTGAGCCTGACGATGGAGGAATGGGACGACGTACTTGGCTGCATCCATTCGGCCGAGCAGGAGTTCGCGACCGACGGCGAGTCGTCGGCTGAGTATGACGAGCTGATCGACAGGATCGACGAGCAGCTCCCGAAAGGCGACTGATGCCATCTCAAGACGAGCCTGCGGTTCAGTTCGTGTCCGAAGACGAGCAGCGAGCCCTGCGTCTCGCCTTGACATATGCGCTCGCTCAGGGCCTGGCTTCGGACGACCTAGACCAGGAACGGCCCAGCAATCGTTCCCTGGTCAGCCTCGCACGCCGTGTGGGGGCGAAGATCCCAAACTGGTGCGAACAACGATGAACCCAAGACGTAGGATCGAAGCTGCCTCCGGGGAATCGCGTCGGAGCCCCGCCACGGTAAGGGCTCGTGTTGCTAAGCGGCCGCGCCCCGGAGGCGAGCTTGTCCGTGAAGTAGCCCGCGAGCTGTTCTATCTGGAGCAGCGCCGCCATCTGGCTACGCTGCCCGCTCGCACGGGCATGTGGCGAACGTGGCCTAGCGATGCTGAGGGCGCGGAGCGCGAGCTGTACCTGCTCGAAGCGCGGGCCGTCATTGATGCCGTCGAGAGCCTTCGATGACGCATCTAGGCCCTAGCGACCGCAAGACACCCGAAGAGCTGTTCATGGACGGCGTCATGCAATGCGAGCAGCACCCCGGCACGATCTTCCCCCATGGGGACTGCCCTGGGCCGGGGATGCAGCTCTTCAGCGAGCCGCCGGAGAACCTGAAGGTCGAGTGGGTTGATGCGCCGCAACTGGACTGAGGCAAGAGCCAAAGTCCATGAGGAAGGGCGCTGCCGAGCGTGTCATACGACCCATGGGCTACAGGCCGCCCATGTCGTCCCGCGGTCGCGCGTAAACGCCGGGCTTGGCGCCGAACACCCGCTGAACATCGTGCCTCTCTGCGCGCATTGTCATGCCCTCCAGCACGACGGGAAGCTTGAGCTCCTCCCGTTGCTTTCGTTCCGCGAGCAAGGCTATGTCGCTGGGCTCGTCGGGATCGAGGAGGCCCGTAGGCGAACCACGAGGGCCGCCTAAGCGCCAGACGGGCCGCACGAAGAGAACACCCCTATCCCTCCGCACGACCCGCCTCACGAGTGTGGACCGTGAAGCCTAGAACCAGCGGAGGACAGCAAAATGCCGGTAGCCGCCCAGCTCGCGCAGGTCATCGCCGAACTCTCGATGATCAGCCACGTCCCAGCCGTCAACCTCGAACCGCACCTCTCAACCGAGGAAGACATCGGCGGCCGCAAACCCCCCGGCGGCACCAACCACAGCGACGACCGCGACCCCGACATCTGGGTCAAGAGCGCCGAGCACTTCCAGATCCGCATGGCCGGCTGCCGCACCTCACGCGACCTTGAGCTCGTCTTGGTCGACGCACGTCGGGCGTTGCAGGCGTTCAAGCGTTCTCCCGCGGTCCCTGGCAAGGACCCTGAGTACGGCAGCGTGCATTGGAAGCGCATGATCGCTAACAGCACCGAGTCAGACGACGAGCTTTCCCGTAAGCATGGCTGCTCAAGGGCGATGATCCACAAAGTCAAGCGGTTGTACGCTGGTACTTGACAGCGCAAGCATGTTTTGCCACCCTTGCATAGCGTGGCGCGAGGCGCCACAACAGCGGCCCCCGAACGGGGCCGCAGCCCGTTAAGGAGGACCCCGTTTTGGCTGACTGCTCGGACTGCGGATGCGGGCCGTACAAGTGCCTGCGCTACTACGCCCCCGACAAGCACGCCTTCGACCGCTCCCTCGCCCGCCTCGAGGTCGTCACGATGCCACCCACGGCCACGCTAAGCCTCGAGACGGCGTGTAACGGCACGCTGACCTGCATCTGCCGGGCATGCAGCAAGGAGCGAGCTCAGCGCCTTCGCCAGGGCCCCAAGCGCATCAAGCAGCCCTGGGATATCGGGAGAGCCGCATGAATGCAGGTGACCGCGTCCAAGTCGTCTACGGCACAAACACCGGCAAAACCGGCCAGGTCTGGTTCGTTCGCCACGACGGCCGCCTGCTCGTCAGCATCGACGGGATCTCCACCTCCGACGGGCTGCGGTCCTACAGCCCAACCCAGGTCAAGGCGCTCGCAGCGCCAACGCCGACCCCTCCCCCACCGACAGGCACGATCGTGGAGTCCAAGACCTTCGGGACGCTCGTCCCCACCAACAACACGACCTACCGCAACTGCAGCATCGGGTGGATCAACCCCCCAGCCACCGCCCAAAACATCCGCATCGAAGGCGGCAAAGTCGGCGGCTTCGATCTCTGCGGCACCAACCTCGTCTTCAAGAACGTCGAGATCGGCAACCTCACCGACGTCCACCCAGCGATAGCCGGCCCCGGCATCACCCGCAACCTGTTGATCGAGGACTGCGTCATCCACGACGTCCGCCGCACCAACAGCGACGAGCACACCGAAGGCCTGCAATTCGGGGCGTGCGACGGCGCAACGATCCGCAGAACCCGCTTCTACAACAACGCCGTCTTCAACACCTTCCTCCGATGCTGGGACAACCGCGGCATCCAGAACATCACGTTCGAAGACTGCGACTTCGGTCCCACACACGACGTCACCCCAACCAGCCGAGGCGTCTACGCAGCCCGCGTAGCCGGCGACGACGAAGCCAACACAGGCGGCAAGATCCCCACCAACGTCATCTTCCTACGCTGCAAACGCCCAAGGGACCAGGGCATCAGCATCGACCAAGCAGCCAAGAACAGGGGCTGCAAAGACATCGACCCGATCGTTGTATGACGCATCCAAAAGACATGCTGGCGCACGCGACCTACGAGTATCAGTGCCGCCGCTGCGCAACCAGGACATGGAGAGACGCCGCCGGCGGCGAGCTGAACCCCTGCACCTGCCCAAGCGACGACGAGCGAGCATCAGGCGAATACATGGACGTCTGGCGCATCCTCGCAGGCACCCGCGAATACATCGGCACGATGGACATCATCGCGAAGGCCGCATGACGACCCTCATCGCCACGCGCAACAGCCCGGGAAGCACCATCCACGTCGAACGCGCCCTTACCGCGCTCGCCCTCGCAGGCGACAACGCCGTCAGAGCCAGCGCAACCATCGGTATCCCCGACCGCACCCTCCGCGACTGGCGCCAAAAGTACCGCGACCGCTACGACGAAATCAGACTCGAGCTCGCCCCCCAAATCGAGCAACAGATCGTCCAAGAAGCCAGAGCCTTCGCGATCACCGCAGGACAAGCAGAACGCGAACTCCTCCAAGCCACCCTCGAAGCCACCCGCAACGGCACCATCAAAGACCCAGCCAGCGCCCTCAGAAACATCACCACCTCAAAGGCCCTCCAGATCGACAAAGTCCTCCAACTCGAAGGACGACCCACCAAAACCACGCTGCACCTCACCAGCGAAGACGTCCTCAACAGCCTCCAACACCGCGGCTACATCAACGGAACAGCAGAAGAAGAATGAGCAGATTCGCCGACGACATCCAAGCTGGAAGCAACCCCCACGAACTCGTCGCCCAAGCCACCTTCGAAGTAGACCTCATCCACGACGCCCAAGGCCACCCCGTCGACATGCACATATGGCGCCAATACAAGGACGAACGCGAATACCTCGGCCTAGCAAGCCAACTAGGCACAGACAACGCATAGCAACCGAAGGTGTTCCTGTTTCTGCCGCAGCGCGCCAATCGAAACGCGCCTGTTGTGGTGCTGTTTGGGTAGCAAACCCCGCGTAAACCCCGATGTATACGGGGGTTCGCACCAGCCAGCATCGCATGTATGACAGTCCGTTCCCGGTTCCCGAGACCCGTATACGCCTGTTCCCAAGCCAAATCGGGGGGAGGGGGGAGGGGTCAACCCCACGAGATGAGCTTTAGATATTTCATGGTCCTTCGCTAGTTCTTCCTCCAAACGGTCTTGTATGCGTTTGTCTGCTTCCGTCTGCGTGTGCGGTAGGTTGTGTGCATGGTTACTGTGAGGCTTTCTGATGAGTTGAAGGCGCGGATTGATGATGTGCGTGGGTTGGTTCCGCGTGAGCGTTGGGTGCGGCGGGTGTTGGAGCAGGCGCTAGAGACACGTGGTGCAGAGAGCGGTGCAAAAGCGGACGGCGTCTCGCGAGCGCTTCCGACATCGCGTGGACCTGTTGCTGGAGACTCTGCGCCTGCTCGAGCGTCCGATCCTCATTGGATCGATGAGTTGCAGCCGTCGACTGTGCCGCCGCCCGGGCGTGAGCCGGGGATGGGTCCTGAGCGACAGGTCTACGAGAAGCCTGTTGAGGGGACGCCGTTGCCGAAGATCGCTCCGAGGCGGTGGGCGCAGTGAGGACCGTAGACGCGTCCGAGGAGGCGGAGGCAGTCGCCGAGCTTGAGGAGATCAAGCGGCTGTATGCCGTCGGTGAGCTAACGACCGCGTCTGCGCGGGTTCTCGATCAGTTTTGGCGTCGCAAGCTCTGCGTCGTTCGGGGTTACATCATGGAGTAGGGCGCGTGGCGCCCTGGGAGGGGCGTCGTGGTTGAGCTTTTGGTCTTCGTTGTGTTGGCTGCGCTTGTGGCGTGGTTGGTGAGTTTGATGCTTGGGCAGCAGGCGGGGTTGGTTGCGTTTGTGGTGCTTGTGCTTCTCATCGCGTTGTTGGTGTTGGGCGATCGTGTGGGTTGATGCGTGTTGTCAGGCTGCCTGGGAATCGGGCTGGGGAGTGGCATCGGATTGACTATGACCGGCTGAAGCCTGAGGAGCGGGTGGAGGTCGATGGGTTTCTGCGGCAGTGGGATGCGCTTGTTGAGCGCAACCCGTTGGAGGGCTTCAACCCGTTTCATAGGCGTGATGGGTCGGGGGGCCAGATCGGCTACCTCGCGGCCACCGGGGAGCTGAAGGTGGCTCATGACGGGGTCACCTTGAAGATGGGGGTGGCGGGGAATCAGGCGGGCAAGACGGAGATCGGGGTCGTTGATGATCTGATTCAGTGTCTTCCCCTCGATGCCGTTCCTTCGCGGCTCAGGCCGTTCAAGGTGTGGGATCCGCCGTTTCGGTGCAGGGTGGTGACGCAGGATCTTGGGGCGTCGTTGTATGACGTGTTGATCCCGAAGTGGCAGCGGCTAGCCCCGAGGGAGCATCTTCTTGGGGGTAGTTGGGAGTCGGCGTTCGATAAGACGCTGCGGGTCCTGCGGTTTCAGGGCGGGTCGCAGGTGCAGTTCATGAGCGCGGAGCAGCCGCGGGAGAAGCATCAGGGCGCGACGCTTCACCGGGTTAGGTTTGATGAGGAGCCCCCGGCCCCGAATGGGTGGGGGATCTACAGGGAGTCCCGGATGCGTGTGCTGAAGCATCGGGGTGAGATCGCGTTCAACATGACCCCGTCGTTGTTGGGTGGCGGGTTGACGTGGACGTATGACGAGGTTTGGCTGCGGCGCAATGACCCTGACGTGTATGTGGGTCAGTGGTCGATGCGTGACAATCCGTATCTGCCGAAAGCGGCGATTGAGCAGGAGGTCGCCAGGTGTTTGACGGAGGCGGAGCGCAGGGCTCGTGTTGATGGGGACTTCGTCAGCTTTCGTGGCCGGGTGCTCGAGGAGCTCGCGGAGCGCCACCTCGTTGATGCTGTCTCACGAGCAGACATCGAGGGGATGGATGTCGTCATTGGCTATGACCCTGGCCTCACGCGGGGTGGGGTGGTGTGGTGCGCGTTTGATCAGGCCAACGACATGCTGGTCTTCGACGAGCTGTATCCGCAGAACCTTGGTGTGGAGGACATCGTCAAGCAGGCACGGGTCAAGAACAGGCTTTGGGGTTTGGATGACCCGGTGTGGGTCGTCGACCCGTCGCAGCGGATCAGGTCGATGGCGACGGCGCAGGAGAGCGTGCAGACCGAGCTTCATCGCCTTGGGGTCGCGGCGGTAGCGGGCGAGAACGACCGGTTGGCTGGTGTTCTGCAGCTGAAGGGCCGTTTGCAGAAGGATCGTCTCAGGGTCAGTCGGGCGTGTACGAGCTGGTTGCGTGAGGCGGATCGCTGGCTTGTCGCCGCGGACGAGGACACCAACGAGTCGCGGCCCAGGAGCACGGCGAAGGGGCATTCCTTCGCGACGATCGGCCCGGATCACTTGATGGACCCGACGAGGTATGTGGCGATGGCGCGGGCGTGGACCAACGACCCGCTGCCTGCGTCCGAGAAGCGGTTGTGGACGCCGGGTGAGGCCCCCAAGGCCGATTGGCTGGTCCCGGCGCCTGAGATGGTGCCGATGGGCTTTATGTCGTGACGACAGAGAGGACGAGGATGACCACAAAGAAGAAGCCGGTGGAGGTCCAGGAGACCAGTGTGGAGGCGACCAGCGACAACGTCGCGATCCTCACGGTCGACGGGGAGGAGTTCGTCCTGACCCCCGACAAGGTTCATAGGCTGCGCAGGCAGCTCAACGCGGCGTTCGTGGAGCTGCACTGATGCCTCGCGTCCACGAGTCCGAGGTCGATGGTTGGGTGCATTGCCCCGACCCTCGCTGCGATGGGTATCGCCAGCAGGAAGCGAAGGTCCGCCACACCGTCAAGGAGATCCTCTACACCGACCTTGGCGGCGACATGCCCGGTGTCGAGCGGTCGGTGGAGTACGTCGCCCTCGTCGACCCCAAGGACGGTCCGTGCCCGACGTGCGAGCGGCCCCGGGAGGCTTCGCTTCAGAAGCGCCGGGTGATCCCGCCGCTAACCGGTCACGCCCAGGACGGACTGTTGAGGATCAAGCATGCGGTGGGTTGAGACCCCAGCAGTCCGCCCGAATCACTGCGCCGCCATCCCGTTCGTCACCAATGACCCGGAGGGGTTCATCGACACGGGCTCAGAGCTCGATGGCTATGACAACCACGTGTACGTGTCCGTCACGGCCATCAGGGAGATGGCCAGGATGATCGGCTATCAGCACCCCGCTGATGTCGCCCAGCTCGAGCGTGAGCTGCGCGAGACGCGCGAAGAGCTCCAGGTCGCCCAGGTCAAGCTGGCCGAGCAGGAGCGTCACCTCGTCGCGATCGACGTGCTCGCCAGTGCCGGGTTCACGGCCCGTAAGAAGCCTGGTCGCCCGAAGAGGGAGGAGGAAGCGCGTGCCGCTTGACCGCAGCATCGGGATGGCGTTCGCGAACGTCGCCGCCAGCCAAACGGACGCCGCGTTCACCCCCGCCCTCACCGCCGTTCCAGGCAGGGCGTATCGGGTCCTTGCGTTGGCGATCGTCAACGGCGACACGGCAGGGTCGACGGTGGTGCTCAACAGCAAGCCCACGGGGGCGGGGACAGCGAAGTCCGCGACGTTCAAGACCGCCGCCAACGGCGTGCTTGTGCTGCCCGAGGGCGGCGGGTGGTTTCAGACCAATCGTGGTGAGGGCCTGACGGTCACGACCGGTGCTGGTGCGGCGACGGCCGTCGCGATCCTCGTCACGTACACCCTCGTCGCCGCCTGATGGCAACGACCTACAAGTACGCGACCGTCGTCACAGACGACGACGGGTCGATCAGCACCGGGTACTCCGAGGGCCCGGAGCCCACGAACCTTGGGTCCAACAACCTCGTCGGGCAGGGCCTTCATCTCAAGCTGGCCGCCAAGCAGAACGCGACGATCGTGATTCTGTCCGACAGCACCGCCGACGCGGCAGGGGAATGGGCGGATTTGCTCGGCCAGTACTTCGCTGGCCTGTACGCCGGGTTGCGTGTCGAGACCGCGACATGGGCGTCCACGGACTATCCGGCGGTCACTGTCCTGCAGGCCGGTGACGGCGCCAGCGGAACCCTAAGTGTCTGGAACTGCAGCGTGGCGAGCCAGGCCAGCCAGTTCTTCCTGGCGCCGTACTTCGATCAGATGCTCGCCATCAAGAGCCCGGACCTCACGTTCGTCAGCCTCGGACATAACGAGGGGTCTGCGGCCGCCGAGCCGTTCTGGCGCGACAACCTTTCGGCGCTGACCGAGACGGTGACCGCGGCGTGCCCGCAGACCGAGCTGGTGCTGCTCACGCAGAACCCCAGGACCGACGGCAACGCGGCCGTGCAGGCCGCCAGAAGGCACGTCACGATGCGCCTCGCCCGCCAGCGTGGCTACGGCCTGATCGACACGTTCCGGCTGTTCGTGCTTGCCGACAACACGACCGACACGAGCCTGCTCGCCGACCAGATTCACCCCAACCCCGCGGGGCAGCGAGCGATCTTCAACGAGATCAAGTCGCATCTGCGCTATGTGCCTGGGTCGCCCCCCAACGGCCAACAGGTCTCCACGCTGCTGCTGCCGACGAGCAGCCCGGGGTTCACGAACATGGACTTCGCGTCCTACGCGGCCCCACCAACGGGGTGGACGGGCTCCAACGTCACCGTCACGCAGAACACCACCGAATACGAGGCACCGCACGGACACTCGATCCGGACGGTCCCGACGACCGCAGCGATCGCCTACCTACAGAACTCGGCTACGGGCGCGAACATCCGCTCCTACCTCGGCAGCTGGGCCACGCTGTGCGCGCGGGAGCGGGTCGTTGCAGGCTCCCCGGCCAACGCTGGGCGCATCTCGATCTTCACGACCGGCGGCTCGAACACGGCGTCGCAGACAAGCACCGCCACCACGCAGGGCCAAGGAGACTGGCGGTGGGCGACGGCGAGCATCCGTGTAGACCGAACCGCCGGGACGTTGACGATCCGGTTGTTCGCGGAGAACGGCGCGACCGGGACCGGTGATGTGTCGTGGGACCGCGTTGTGGTGGCGCGGGGCCTTCTACCTAGGGATCTCAGATGACCACCTACAAATACGCCGCAATGGCGACCGATGCCAACGGCAACAACCAAACGGGATACTTCGAAGGCCCCGATCTTCAGAGCGTCAGCGCGGACACCGCCGCGATCGCGGTGATTCGCGAGGCGCCGATCAATGTCAAGGACCCCGAGTACGGGGCGGTTGGCGATAACGTCGCCAATGACACGGCAGCCGTCGAGGCCGCGATCGCGGCGACCGGAACTGCTGGCGGCGATGTGTTCTTTCCCCCCGGCATCTATCGCGTCGCGAGCACGATCGTCGTGCCTGGCGGCGTCAGACTCGTCGGCACAAGCCTTGACTTCTCGGTTGTTACGGCCACCCCGGCGAGGGGCTCCATTATCAAGGCGTCGGGAGCGATCAGTGGGGCCGTCGTGCAACTCGGCGACGACCTGACCTCTACCGACTCCGGAGAGACGGGCGCCTCGCTGGATCATCTGATCATTGACGGGTCTGGGCAGGCAACGAGCGCCGTTCGCACCAACGCGCGACGTAACGTCATTCAACGCTGCCAGATTTGGCGTGGCTCAAGTCAGGCGCTCGACATGGCGGGACAGAATGGCCACGTCCTTGACTCCGTCATCGGCCAGGACAGCACCGGCTACACCATCAAGGTGGGGAACACCGACAACAAGATCCGCCGAAACCAGATCCGCGAAGGCGGGGGAGCACAAATTCGCCTCGATGCCGCGCAAGCCGTCGAGATTTCCGGCAATCACATCTACGGGATCAGCGCAACGGGCACAAATCGCCACGACATTGACATCGTCAACATCAGCACTGGCGGCGGCGGAATCCACATCGTTGACAACATCATCGAGGCGACCGCCGGACATCACATCCGCATCCTCGTTGGCGTATCCACCACGATCGGGCGTTTCACGATCGTCGGCAACACCTTCTATCAGGTAACAGGTGCTCCGAACGACACGTACGACTGCGTGTTCGTAGACGTCACGGCCGCGTCGTCCGCGCTGCGGCAAATGACGGTCATGGGCAGTACATTCAACGGTCCAGCGAACTCCAACTACCGGGCATTCATCACCCGATCTGGGTCCAACACGATGGAGCAGATTGCGGTGATCGGCAATCAGGGGGCCGGAGCAAGGCTTCTCGCCAATGGATTCACCCCAGACGTCTTTTACGGGAATAGCACCAGGTACTTCAACGGGTCCACGACCGACATTCTGCGCTCGGACAACTATGGGCGGTCCACGCAGAACGGCAACGGCTCGGCGACAGCGTTCACGATCGCTCATGGCCTTGCTGCTGCTCCGGGAACCGTAACGGTCACTCCCGGTCACGCTGACGCAAAGGGCGACTTCCATGTCACGGTGGACGCCACGAACATCACCGTCACGTATGCCACAGCGCCAGCGTCAGGAACCAACAATGTCGTGCTCAACTGGCGGGCACAGCTGTGATTGAGCTCGTGGTGTTGGTGGCTGTCGTGGTGTTCTCCACCGCCGAACGGCAATTCGCCAACCGCCGCCACGAGCAGCACATCACCCAGCTACTTGCGGCCAAGAATCCCGACCTGGAGAGCATGATCGCGCTGACCGACCGTCTCTGTCAGCGCCTGCAGGCCCCGGAAGTCGCGGTGATGCAACATCAGCCCCAGATCGAGCCCAGTCCGCCCGCCGTGGACCCCAACGACGACGGGGACTACTGGGAGGACCGCGACCAGCTCGCCGAGCGTCTGATGGCTCAGGAGACCAGTGGCGCTGCTTGAATTCAGCCGCCCTGATCCGGTCGTTCCGCGCAAAGTCAAGGAGCGCATCGACCGGGGCCGCAAGGCGATGCTCAAAGACGCACCGAAGCGCCGGCTGTGCATGCGCTTCACCAAGGGCGACACGTACTGGTACATCACCGAGCGCAACAACCTCAACTTCCAGTCGACCGTCACGCACGTCACGGGGGGCGGCAAGCCTCCGCATCGCATCCGCAACACCTACAACCTGATCGGGCCGATCATCCGCGCGAAGGTGTCGGCGGCGACCCAGCGCATCCCGTCCTACGAGGTCACGCCGTCCACCACCGACCCGCAGGACATCGCCGCCGCCCGCCTCTCGGAGAAGGTGGCGCTGTACGGCTATGACAAGTGGGGCCTTCGGCGTGTCTCCAAGAAGGTCGTCAAGCTCGCCGCCGGTGGCGGTGGGGACGGGTTCGCGATGCCCTACTTCGAGCCCAACGTCGGGCCGTACGTGCAGATCGACACCGAGGATGGCCCCAAGCAGGTTGGCTACGGCGAGATCAGGGTCCTGATCCTCAACGGCAACGAGTGCTACTGGGAGCCCGGCGTCGACTTCATGGACTCCCGCTGGTACGTCATCGAGCGAGCGACCCCCCTGGATGACATCCGCGAGATCCCGGGGTTCACGGGGATCGAGCTGAAGGCGGACGCCGGCACGTCGGACATCCCGACCGACAAGGACAAAGACAACCTTGCGATGCTCACCCGGTACATGGAGCGCCCATGCCCCGAGTATCCCCAGGGAAGGCATCTGTACATCGCCAACGGGCAGGTCGTGGCCCCCGAGGACACCTACCCCCTCATCGACCCCCAGAACCGTGTCCTAGATGAGCCGGTCCTTCACCGCCTCTGCTGGGACGCCGACCCCGAGACCGACCGTGACTTCGGGCTGACGTGGCAGCTGATCGACGCGCAGCGCACCTACCA